ACATGGACAAGCAGGTTAGGATGGTTGCCGAGGCTTACAGCAAGGGTTTAGGCCCGTCGGCGACACAAGAAAAACTCGGCATCAAAGGCGCTGGAACCTACTACGACAGGCTCAGAAGGGCCAAAGAAATGGGGTTGGTAAAGGTCCAAGAAAAACAAGCCCCAGTTGTGCCCAAAGAAGCTATACAAACCCCAGTTGTTGCAAAAAGTGCAACAGCTGACGACTTTGCCATGGTCGCAGAGGACAAGCTGGCCCAAGCCGAAAGGCTGGCGAGGGAAGCCCAGCGTCTGCAACAGGCTGGGAAGATAGCCATTGCCGTGGAGGAGCTTTTGGGCGACAAGGCAGGTCGTGTAGTAGCCACTCTGTACGAGGCGATTAACATATGATGTTAATTATCGGCTTTGGAGTGGGGTTCTTGGCAGGTTGGGTGTGCTATGCGTACCACAGGAGGGTTGGCGATGTTTAGAGCCGTGGGACACACACTGGCATCATGGGCAGAGTGCGAGGTGGGTACGATGATTCAAGACAGCGGTAACAGGCGCGAGTTTGAAACCGGTGCAGTCCGCGACATGGCCGAGGGTAAGGGGCGTTATGATCTCTTGCCCTGGGAGGCGATTCATGAGCTGGCTCTGCACTGTGAGCGGGGAGCACTCAAATACGGCGAGCGCAATTGCGAGAAGGGCATTCCTGTCTCCAGCCTTATTGATTCAGCTTTTCGTCACTTATCCAAGTACATGCAGGGCGAAGCAGACGAGAACCATCTTACTGCAGCCCTCTGGAACGTAGCTTTTGCGATACAGACCGAGAAGTTACGACCGGAGATGCAGGACATACCCACACGGAGGTGATCCTTTGGAGCAACTATCAGAGCGCAAATTAACTAGGCAAGAGTTTAGTTTTGTGGAGCGTAAGCTCTACGACTATCCGGCTAACAAGCAGATCATCAGGGACTACGAAGCCCAAAGGGAGGCCATACTGCACCGAACCAAGGATAATGACGGCCAGCCCCGCGGGAGCGGAATCGGCAAACCAACGGAAACCACCGCCATCCAACTAGCTCTGCTGGAGCAAAGGGTGAGGTGTGAGTCGTTTTGGATTAGGGCCATCGAGGACACCATGGAGCTTTTATCCGATGAGGACAAGATACTTGTGCAACTAAAGTACTTCGAGGGGTATCTCACCAACGATGGCATCATGTTCAAAATGGGCATCGACCGCAACCGCTTTTATCGGATGCGTGCAGAGATCATCACAAAGTTTGCCAAAAGGATGGCACTTATTTGAGACAAAATTGAGACAAAAATGAGACTCCAAACACATATTTCTGTGTTATGGTGATACCATGGAGGTAAAACAAAAAAGATAAATTGTGTTTTAGCAATTGTCTGTTGCCTACCCCGGTCCACCTCCACCGGGGTTTTTCTATGACCATAAAGTTTGTGGGCCGCCGGAATCGCTACCTGGGGACCACAAGATCACCACAAGGCAGCTTAGGGCAGGGCAGTTTTGAGTTGGCTTGTGTAGATTTGACAGGTATCCAGCGTATCCTAGCACGACTACGCTGGAGGGGCACACGGCTATAAGGGGCGGGCGCGGCCGTGTTAATTTATAAAAGTGAGGTGGTGATGGTGGAAAAACAACCCCATGCAAACATCTGCGGTGCTAAGACCAGGGCAGGGCATCCGTGTCGCAACAGCCCGATGGCGAATGGCCGTTGTAGAATGCACGGGGGAAAGTCCACCGGAGCACCAAAGAATAACAAAAATGCAGTTACCCATGGAGCTTATGAGCAGGTCATACTCAACAACTTACCCGATCTGGAAAGAGAACTGTTTGACCAGCTCACGGCAGAAATGGAGTTAGACCAGGAGATAAAGATCCAGCGATTAAAGCTTGTTAGGCTACTGGCTCGTCCCATGGTGGACGAAGCTGAGAGAGATAAAGGTGTAGTCATTATTACCGAACAGATCCGCAAGCTAGTTGAAACCAAGCACAAGCTAACGGGCGGAGACAAGACTGTTGAGTATGATGATGACGGATTCCTTGAAAGTCTAGAGAGCGTGGCCGAAGAAGTTTGGGGCGATTATGATGACCAAGAAGATTAAGCCGGCCCCATTCAAGTTCAAAGGTTTCTCCCGCAAGCAGAAACAGGTCTTAACCTGGTGGACGGATGCGTCATCTGTTAAGGACAAAGACGGCATCATCTGCGATGGCTCTGTTAGGTCAGGTAAGACGATTATCATGTCCTTGTCATATGTCATGTGGGCGATGCACTGCTTTAACGATGAGAACCTGGGTTTGTCGGGTAAGACGATAGGGTCACTCAGGAGAAACGTTGTCGCACCTCTGAAACGGATGTTAGATTCCCGCGGTTACGAGGTGAAAGACAGGCGAGCTGATAATCTTTTGGTAATTAGTAAGCGTGGCAGGACCAATTACTTTTATCTGTTTGGCGGCAAAGATGAATCTAGTCAGGATCTCATACAGGGTATAACGCTAGCAGGCATGCTTTTTGACGAAGTAGCACTAATGCCTCAGTCGTTTGTTAACCAGGCGATGGCTCGCTGCTCTGTCGATGGAGCTAAGTTTTGGTTTAACTGCAACCCAGAATCTCCTTATCACTGGTTCAAGGAAGAAATCCTTGATAAGCACAAGGAGCAAAACCTTATTCATCTGCATTTCACTATGAATGATAACCCAAGCCTTTCGAGGCGTGTAAAAGAACGCTACAAGCGCATGTTTAGCGGTGTATTTTATAAGCGCATGATTTTAGGTTTATGGGTTATGGCTGAAGGTATAATTTACGACCTGTTTGACGAAAAGAAACACTGCACCGAAGATGTGCCAACTACGTTTGACTATTACCTTGTCGGTGTGGACTACGGTACCGGCAACCCCACTGTGTTCGGGTTGTATGGCGTAAAGGGGAAAAACATCTTCAAGGTTGACGAATACTACTACGATAGCAAGAAGCACAACCGACAAAAGACTGACCAAGAATATTCGCAAGACATGAAGGAGTTCCTCGGTGATGTTGTTCCGAGGTTTATTTATTTGGATCCGAGTGCAGCTAGTTTCAAAGCTCAGCTTCGCAAAGATGGTTTCAACCAGGTTAAGGACGCTGATAATGCAGTTGTTGACGGCATAAGAACACAATCAACTATGCTACAATCTGGTAGATACAAAATCGTAAAGAGCAAGTGCCCGCAGACTGTCAGGGACTATGCAGCTTATGTGTGGGATCCAAAGGCGCAGGCCCGGGGTGAGGACAAACCCATTAAGGAAAATGACCACACGAAGGACGAGGAGCGTTATGTTTTACACACACACTTTGGTAGACCACCGCGCAAGGCCAAGGCGGTGCAGAGTTTGTATTAGGGGGTGATTGCCATTATGCACGAAATGCCAATGGGGCCAGTAGCTAAAGCGCTGATTAACCAAGCGAGAGAGTGCAAAACACGAGCCAAAACGTGAAGGGTGGTGATCCGTACATCCCGCCAAGCTCTGGCGGTAAACCATAGGGAGGTGAGACATTGAACGCAGTACAGCAGGCACTCATATACTTAACCAGCACCAACGGGCAGGTTACGAGCCAAATCATCAAGGACCTTATATCTGACCATGCACCCAGAGCCGCTAAGATGCGGGCTTTATACAAGCGTTACAAAGCCGAGCAGGACGGGGTGCCGATTTTCACCCGAGAGATGCCGGACGGCAACAAAATCAACAACCGGCTCAACAATGACTTTTTTAGCGACATTGTAGACACCAAAGTCGGTTATTTTGCTGGGGAACCGGTTGCGTATAACCTCGATAAGGTGAGCTACTCCACCGAGGGTGGGGAGCTCAACCAAGCTGATTATCAAGCGCATGTCAGTGTCCTTGACCGGTTTCGAATCACCAATAACATCGAGGACCTAGACGCCGAAACGGCCAAGATGGCAGCCATTTGCGGGACTGCTGCCCGGCTCTGCTATATCGATGGTGAGGGCATGGAGCGTATCTGCAATATCCCGCCCTGGGAAGTCATTTTCATTGGTGACCGTTCCACCGGCGAGAACCAGTATGCCTTGCGATACTACCCCGTCACAATCAATAGCGAACAGACCACTCGGGTTG